GTTTTATACGCACTCGTTCAGATGAAGAGGACGATGATTTCTCGCATTACAAGCGCAGCAGGGAGTATTACTGATGGGTAAAGTTAAGACAATGGCACAAGATGAGCTTGATGAGTTTCTTGACTCGTTAAATGATTCTCGTAGAGATGTGTTTGAAAGCAGGGTTGACTCGCAAAGAGAAAGCGATCCATTTGGTGTCATGCGTGACATGAAAGCTGGCAAGTACAAGCATGGCGGTGCGGTCATGCCTGGTCGTGGTGGTAAGTTCAAGGGGACATTCTGATGGGTAAGAAAAAAGCTAATCTTAATAAAATGAGCCTTGAAGAGTTAGAGCGTTACATACAGCAGCTAAAGGAGCCTCTCGTGGTAAAGCCAGTAAAAAAGAACAAAGGTGGCGGTCTTAATGCCGCAATTGATCGCGTTAAAAGAGTCCAAGGCATGGAAGAGGGTGGCAGGACTATTAGTGATGCTGACATGAAGATGTTAGGAGCGATTTTAGGTGAATCTGGCAGAACTATTTCTGATGCTGATAAAACTAGAGTAGGCTCTAGGCTTGGCGGAATGGCACCAAGAAAAAGAAGCATGAGCATGAAGCCTAAAGGAAAAGGAATGGGACGAGCTATTTCTGATCTTGATAAAGTCAGACTTGCCACTCTCATGGGCGCTACTGACAGACAACTCATGGGCATGGAAGACGGCGGCGAAGTGCCTAAGAAGTTTAAGGGCTTTTCTAAGCTTCCTGAAAATGTGCAACAGAAGATGGATCCTGTTGCCGCTGCCAAGTATGAAGATGGTGGAGAAGTTGTTCGTGGCATGGGTCGAGCTTATAGGGCTGCGCCCAGAAAGGTTCTGATAAGATAATGAGCAACATGAAAAACGAAGCTCTTCTTGAGAGCCTATTTGAAGAAGGATTAGAGCTTTTTGGCGGCGATGAAGACAAAGCCGCAAAATTTGCTCGTGATCGTTTTGATCAATTGCCAGAGCCTGATTATAAAAATGAGGGCGGTGGGGTTGTTGATCAGGTCACTGAATATTTGAAAAAGCTGATCAGTGAGAGAAAAGAGGCTTTTAGCGGAGAAGTTCCAAAGAAAAAAAATAAAGAACCAAAGTCTTTTGGTCATGGCGGTTTTGTTGATGAAGAGTCTCCAAAGGCTCAGATGGATAAAATAAATATTTCTATCACTTTGAATATGGGTAAGGGATCAGAGATGAATCCTTCAGATGACGGAAATCAAAGAGATATTATGTGATGTTGTATGAATTTGGTGATATAATCATGAAGAGGCTGGTTTCTGGCTTTGCAGCCATGATTACTGCCCTTCTCATGGTTGCGCCGAAGCCAGCCTCACCAAAATGGAGATTAAATGGCTGATGATCAGGGAATCATGGGCGCTTTTTCTGCTCCAACCATGAGCAGTCAGATGTTTGACGCTCTGTCAGATAAAACAAATATGTTTAAAAATCCTATGGGCAGTGAAACTTTGGGTGCGGTAAACCGTGCCATTGTTAGCGCACCGATTGATGCTATTGACCTTATCGGTCGAGCTGGCGAGACTGTTCTACGCGGAGCTGCTACTGGCGCTGGAGAATTAGCACAGGGTCTTGGCATGGGCGAGGCTATGTCTGATCGACTGAAGAGAGATGTTTATGGTCTTGGTATTTCTGCTGGAATTGTTGCGCCGATGGCTGGGCCTCGTCCACGAGGCAAGTCAAATAAGGCGTTGGTCATTGAAGCGCAAAAAGACAAGGTAAAATCACCAGTTGCCAAGCAGAAGCTAGACGAGGACTTAGAGTTTGAAGCTTTAGAGGATGCTTTGAAAGACGCAGATCTTGAGCTTGATGACGCATTGGTTGCCCAAGTTAGATATTATAATCCATATGATGATATGCCTATGTCTACAGACACATTTAATGATGTTCTTATTAATAATTTTGCAACCATTAGAGGAACTGGTAAAAGTCGTGGTGAATCTATGATTGATGCTATGAAAGCAACAGAGGACAGCCTTAATGTTGTTATTGACCGCCCGATACAGGACAAGATCTTTGCCAGACTTGACGATGATTACGGTTTTGGCGCTAATAGAGCAATTAAACGCCGTGAGGAAGCCGTTGCGAATAAAGCCGCTTTGGATGCTCAATTGGCTAGGGCAACGGCAAAGCCAATTCGCACAGTCAGCTTAGAAGAGGCTACACGGATGCAGAATGAGATTAGCGGCATGGGCATACCGCAGCCAGCGCCACAAAGACCGACATTAAGCGTTATTGAAGGCGGGAAGGAATAGAAATGGCTATTGAAAAAGGCATAGGTTCAGTAGAGGCGGCAACGCCTCAAGAGCAAGCTGAAATTGATATAATAGAATTTCCTACGCAGCCTAATGTTATGGAAATGGACGATGGTTCAGCTATTGTTGGTGAAATAGTTGAAGAAACGGCTGTGGCTCAAGACATTCCTTTTGACGCTAACCTTGCAGAATACATTGATGATGGTGATTTAGGCACTATCGCTTCTGATATTTCCAATGATATTGATGATGACATTGCTTCGCGTCAAGATTGGGAAGAGTCATACAAGAGGGGCATTGATCTGCTTGGCATGAACTATGAGGACAGAAGCCAGCCTTTTGAGGGTGCTACTGGTGTTGTTCATCCGTTACTTGCCGAGTCAGTCACACAGTTTCAGGCACAGGCTTATCGTGAAATGTTGCCATCTGGTGGTCCTGTGCGTACACAGACTATGGGGGCAGAGACTCCAGAGCTTGTTCAACAGGCAAATCGTGTAAAAGACTATATGAATTACATGATTACTTACGAGATGGAAGAATACGATCCTGAAACAGATCAAATGTTGTTCTATCTGCCGATTGTAGGATCAACTTTTAAAAAGGTGTACTTTGACCCACTTATGCAAAGAGCAGTCAGCAAATTTGTACATGCTGAAGACCTTGTTGTACCTTATGGCGCGACTGATTTACTTACTGCACCGCGTATTACGCATATTATTCGCATGGACAAGAACGAAGTCCTGAAGCTACAGCTCACAGGTTTTTATAAAGAAGTTGATCTACCAAGCGGTTCTATTACCACCGAAAACAACACAAGTGTTCAAGAGGCTATTGATGACGCACAAGGCGTACAATTGTCTGGGTCTGGTTCAGAAGAGCTTGTTCTTCACGAAGTCCACACATCTTTAGATCTAAAAGGCTTTGAGCATCTTGATGTTGAAGGTGAGGAAACAGGATTAAAAATTCCTTATGTGATCACGATATTAGAAAAAACTGGAGAAATCTTAGCCATTCGACGCAATCATGATGAGATAGATCCGTTAATGCGGCGCAAGCCATACTTTGTGCATTACAAGTTTTTGCCCGGCCTTGGTTTTTATGGTTTTGGTCTGACACATATGATTGGTGGCTTATCTCAAGCATCAACAAGCATTTTACGTCAATTGATTGATGCTGGAACACTATCGAATCTTCCTGCTGGCTTTAAAGCTCGTGGCGCTCGTATTCGTGATGAGGATGAACCGCTCCAGCCTGGTGAATTTAGAGATATAGACTCTGCTGGTATGGATATACGTCAATCCATCATGACTTTACCTTTCAAAGAGCCATCACAAACTCTGTATAGCCTCTTAGGAGGGCTTGTAGAGGCTGGTAGACGGTTTGCGTCTATGGCAGACATGAAGATAGGTGAAATGGGAGGAGACACGCCTGTAGGGACTACAATGGCGATTATGGAGCGTGGCACAAAAGTCATGTCAGCTATCCATAAGCGGTTGCATTACGCACAGAAGCAAGAATTTAAAATTCTAGCTAATATTTTCGCTAGAAACCCAGCACCTGTGTATCCTTATGCTACACCCGGCGCACCGCCACAGATAATGCAACAGGACTTTGATGATCGCGTTGATGTTCTGCCTGTTTCTGACCCGAATATTTTTTCTATGTCACAGAGGATTGCTTTGGCTCAGACACAGTTACAGCTTGTCCAGTCAAACCCAGAGGTTCACGGTGGGACTCAAGGTTTGTATCAGGCATACAGAAACATGTATCAGGCTCTAGGTGTAACAAATATTGACTCTGTTCTTCCGCAGCCACCGCAACCACAGCCCATGAACCCTGCCAAGGAAAACCAAGAAGCAATGCGTGGACAAAGGTTGCAGGCGTTTCCTGACCAGAATCACCAAGCGCATATCGAGTCTCACTTGGCAATTCTGTCAACACCAGTGGCACAAGCTAATGCAACCATCGTTATGACTCTGCAAGGTCATATACAGGAGCATATTGGCATAATGGCTGAAATGCAGGCTCAACAAGAAGTTATGTCGCAGCTTGATCCAGAAGCTCAGATGGTTTTGCAACAGAACCCACAAATGGTTCAACAGCTTCAAGGTGAGATCGCCAATAAAGCAGCAGAGCTTATTGGTGAGTTGACCGAGCAGTTCGCACAAGCCGTATCTCCTGCTGACAATGTTGATCCTCTTGTTGCAATAAGGCAACAGGAACTGTCGTTGCGTGGTGCAGAAATACAACAGAATGCAGAGCAGTTCCAAGAAAAGCAGGAGCTTGAGCGTGAGAAAGAAAGAAACGATGCGCTTATAGCTCAACAGCGCATTGATTTAACAGAAGAGGCTACAGCGGAAAAGACTCGTGTGGCTGAAGAGAGAATACAGACTCAGCGGGATATAGCCGCTGCTAATTTGCAAAGGAGAATGTAATGTCTGCAAGTTCTGTACGTTCAAAATTTATGGAAGTAGAAAAAGAAAAGAAACGTCAAAGACGTTTAATGAAAGAAGGTGTGCAGACTCCTGTTCAGGAAATAGCTCCTGCTGTCGAGTCAGTTCCAGTTGTTGAAGAAGTTGCTCCTGTCACAAAATCTTTTGTAAAAAAAGTGACTAAGAAGAAAGCTGCAGCTAAAAAGGCAAAGTAATGACTGGTAAAAAAGATACACCTACTTTGAAAGAAGCCTTTCTGGCTCTTGATGACGAGCGGTTTAAAATTTTAAAGGAAGCCATAGAAGCTGGGAAGAAAGGGTTTAAATATGATACGAAAACTGGTCAACGTGATTTTGGCTTTAATGGAGGAGGCGAGGTCTGCCGTGGTCAAGGCCGTGTCTCGCGTAAAAGAAAGTTTAAGATGTACTAAATAATGGCTCAGAAAAAATTACAAAAAGAGTCTGTCTACGCCGATTACGATGAAGATGGTGACGGCATTGTCAGTGATGCAGAACTCGCTCATGTCAAAGAAATAAAGAAAACGGAAACTGAATTACGCAAAAACCTAGCTCAACTGCGTATGGCTAGATATACATTGATCTCAATGGGGGCGTTTACTTTGTCCATGTTCTTTATACCATTAGATAGAGTTACAGCGTTAAGTGACATTAGTAATTTGTTTTACATATCTGGCGCAGGCATTGTTGGAGCCTACATGGGAACAACAGCTTGGATGAATAGGAAGTAAATAGGGCAACTTTTAAAGTAAAGGGCAAAAAATGGAAGCGATACTGTTAATTGGAGCATTGGCTTATGGAATGCACCACTACCATCAAAATGAAAATCAACAAGATACCATCATAGACGTAGGTCAGAAGGTCGTTTTTAACGAGGGTTTAGAAGAAATCGACTGGTCAAAAGCTGGTAACTTTAGGGTATCAAGCACTGAAAACAACGTAAAGTGGGTTGTAATTAGTGATGGTTAATGTCCATCACACAGTTGAGGTGGCTTACATACTGGTCATTTCTATGTGGGGGCATACAGGTTCAGATTGGGAATATATTGGCAATCAGGTTTCTTTACAGCAACCCATGACGGAAGCGCAGTGTTTGTATTTGATTGAGGAAGATATGTGGCAAGCTAGTTATCAAAATAGATATTACAAAATGATGGCTCATTGCTTTCCAGAGGATTGTGCAGGGATGAAAAGTTGTGACTGAAGAAAAGAAAAAGCCAATATCGTTAGCTGTTGGGGAGAACAGCTTTGAACTGGTGCTTCGCATATTAGGTAATGAGTTTATAGCTATACGGATAGGTTCTACTAATTTTAGCGGCAAGCTTATAGCAGGTGGAGTGCTGCTTTTGTTTTTTACTTTTATGTTGATGGAGGTTTTTGGTCTGTCACGTATAATGGGTGTTGAATGATGTTTTATGTTTTGCCCTTAATATGGACGTTCTCTTTTCTAGGTGGCTACCTGTGGGGCTGATGTGGCAACCAAGTTAAGCGAAAACACAGAATTATCTATGCCCATTCGCAATTTGATTGCGATGGTGGTTGGAGCAGCAGTAGCAACGTGGGCATATTTTGGAGTTATTGAAAGATTAAACACTATTGAAAATAAATTTATTCTCGTTGAAACAGATTTAGGTCAAAACACAGAGTTTCGTATCAAGTGGCCTAGAGGCGAAATGGGTAGTTTACCCGCCGATTCAGAACAGTTTATGATGATAGAGCATTTAGCTAGTGAGTTAGAAAAGTTGGCTGAAAACATAGAAAGCGGTAACGCACCACACGATCAGCAACAAAAGCTGGTTTTAGAGTTTTATGATAGGCGGCTGACCAAGATAGAAGACAATATAGAAAAGCTGGTGAATAAAGAATGATTGAAGTTACCTTTGTTTTACTATTGATGATTGGCGATGAAAAAGTAGAATATACGCCGTATGAAAACTTGTCTCAATGTTTGACGGTGCGCCGTAAAATCAAGCGTAATACTGGACATACAATTGATTTTGATAAAAGGTGGGCATGTAAGCAGTTGAAGGTAAAAATTGAAGCAGGCGAAATAATGGAGATTATTGAGCAATGATACAGGCACTCATAGGTCCAATTGCAAATTTAGCCAGCACTTGGATGGAAGGTAAAGTTGAAGAGAAAAAAGCTGTGGCTGGTGCAAAAGTAGCAAAAGCTAGAGCTGAAGCAGTAATTATGGAGAAAAAAGCCACAGGTGAGATCGACTGGGATCTTAAAATGGCTGATGCTTCAGCCTCGTCCTGGAAAGACGAGTGGTTAACAATTTTGTTTTCTGTGCCATTGGTGCTTGCCTTTTGTGGTGAGTGGGGTAGAAGCATTGTCACAGACGGGTTTACTGCTTTGCAGGAAATGCCCGAATATTATAGATACACGCTTGGAGTTATCGTAAGCGCAAGCTTTGGAACACGAGCGGCAACAAAGTTTTTTGGTAAAAAATAATGGACGCAATTACACTTGCGGAATATTTGTTAAAGAACATACGCCAAGACAAAGCTGATTATACACAGCGTCTGGCTGATGGTGCGATAGAGGATCATTCCGACTATCGGTTCATGGTGGGGCAGATACGCGGCTTGACCCAGTGTGAGGAACACATAAAGACCGCGATGAAAGGCGTAGAGCTGGAAGATGGCTAAAAAACTATTCGTCCCTGAGAGGATGGCAAAAAAACCTGACATCAAAGCGGTGCCAGAGGCAATACAAAAAGGATTTAGTTCTGAAGAGTCTGAATCAAAAAATACAGAAGACCCATCTGAAATGGATGTGTCTGTAATCGACAGGCTTCCTAATCCAGTTGGATATAGGCTTCTTGTTATTCCCTATTACATGAAACAAAAGACTGCTGGAGGAATTATTATTCCCGAAGCCATTCGTGAACGTGAAAATCACGCAACTGTTGCTGCTTATGTCGTTAAAATAGGCCCTGACGCATATACTGACGCAAATAAGTTCCCCACAGGTGCTTGGTGTGATGAGAAATCATGGGTACTTATGGGCAGATATGCTGGAAACAAGTTTAAAGTGGACGGTTTAGAGGTAAGACTCATAAATGACGATAATGTTATCGCAACTATCCTTGACCCAGCAGATATTTCGTATGTATAGTGTGAATGGGAGTTCATTATGAATGAAAATCAATTAATGGAAAACGAATCTGAAGAAAATGTATCAATTGAGCTTGAAGACGCTCAATCTTCTTCTATTCCTGTTGAAACAGAGGTTTCTGCTGCTGAAGAGCAAACCAGTACAATTGTACAGGAAGATGATTCTGGCGAACTTGAAAATTACAGTGAAAATGTTCAAAAGCGCATAAATCAATTAACAGCTAAACGTAAGCAGGCAATTGAAGAGGCAGAAGCTGCTTATACTTATGCTCAACAAGTTCAACAACAAAACGAAGAAATGAAACAGCGTATAGCCCAGTTAGATCAGGGGTATATTAACGAATATGGAGGTCGAGTAGAAAGTCAGTCTCAAGCGGCAGAACGTATGTTGCAAGAGGCTTATGACAATGGCGATATGAAAAAGGTTGCTGAAGCGCAAAAAATAATTTCAAAGCTTGCAATTGAAGAAGAACGCATTCGTATTCAAAAGTCTCGCCAAGAACGTGCTGCACAACAAGCAGAGCAAGCAGTTCAACAGCCTCAACAGCCTCAACAGCCTCAACAACAAGAGCTTGATCCAAAATTAAAAAACTGGATGGGCAAAAACTCTTGGTTTGGCAGTGATATGTTTATGACTCGCGGAGCGCAAGCCATACATGAAGAATTGGTGGGTCAAGAAGGGTATGACACATCATCAGATGAGTATTACGCGGAGATTGACAGGCGCATGCGCCAAGAGATGCCGCACAAGTTTCAGGAGAAACGGCAAAACGCCCAGACCGTTACTCCTGCGTCCAATGGACGGTCATCAGTTAAAGGTGGGCGGAAGAAGACGGTGGAGTTAACGCCGGGACAGGTGGCTTTTGCTACTAAAATGAAGATTCCTCTTGAGTTATACGCAAAAGAGGTCGCAAAGCTGGAAAGGAAAGCGACATGACTGATCGTGCAAGCCGGGATTCGCAAACCCGTGAAAAACAAGCGAGAGTTGCAGATTGGCGTCCGCCCTCTACTTTAGAGGCTCCAGAAGCCCCCGTTGGCTACAAACACCGTTGGATCCGTGAGTCTGTCATGGGCTACGATGACCGAAATAACATTCACAAGAAGCGAAGAGAAGGATGGGAACTGGTAAGAGCTGAAGACTATCCTGATTTTGATGCTCCTGTATTGGACGAAGGTAAAAACGCTGGCGTGATTGGCGTAGGGGGTTTGGTTTTAGCCAGAATCCCTGAAGAAATCGTGGAACAAAGAACTGCTCACTATAATAAAGTGACGCAGAATCAAATGGAAGCTGTGGATCGTGATTGGATGCGTGAAAACAATCCAAACATGCCAAAGCAAAAAGCTCAACGCTCCTCTTCCGTATCCTTTGGTGGACCAAAGGGAGGGGAATAATTAGTCAAGGAGACTAGATCATGGCGAATAATGATGCCGCATTCGGCATGCGCCCTGTCAAAAGAGTAGGTGGAACACCCTACACTGGTGGGCAAAGCCGTTATCGTATCGCCGCTAACTATGGAACAGCCATTTTCCAAGGAGACATGGTTGCTCAAGTTACTGGTGGTGGGATTGAAGTTCACGCTGACGGTGGCACTGTGCCAATCGTTGGTGTGTTTAATGGATGTCAGTACACTGATCCAACAACAGGTGAGCAGAAGTTTTCAAACTTCTATCCTGCAAGCACTAATGCTTCTGACATTATTGCTTTTGTCATTGATGACCCTATGGTTATCTTTGAAATTCAGTGTAATGCTGCATTCCCTGTTGCTGACTTGTTTGGCAACTTTGACATTGTTTACACTTCCGCTGGAAGCACAACAACTGGACTTTCAGGAGCCGAGTTGAATGTTTCTGATGGTGGTACAGCTACAACTTTGTCAGTTAAGGTGATAGACATTTCAGAAGATCCAGAGAACAGCGATGTTGGATCTGACGCGACAAATGTTCTATGCGTTATTCAAAACCATATATTCGGCGTTAAAGGCGCTGGATTGGCATAAGGAGGCTGATCAATGGCTATTTCTCGCGCACAACTAGCGAAAGAGCTAGAACCCGGCCTCAACGCTCTATTCGGAATGGAATATGATCGTTATGATGCCGAGCATGCTGAAATCTACGACACCGAATCTTCAGATCGTGCATTTGAAGAAGAAGTGATGCTCGTTGGTTTTGGAAATGCAAACACCAAATCAGAAGGTGCTGGCGTTACGTTTGACTCTGCTTCAGAGGCTTACACAGCACGTTACACACATGAGACAATCGCTCTTGCTTTTGCTTTGACTGAAGAAGCGATGGAAGACAATTTGTATGACCGCCTTGGCGCACGTTATACAAAAGCTCTTGCTCGTTCTATGGCTCATACAAAGCAAGTTAAAGCTGCTGCTACGCTAAACAATGCGTTTGACAACGGCTTTACAGGTGGTGACGGTAAGGAGCTTTGCGCTACTGACCATCCACTAGCTGGCGGTGGCACTCTTCGTAACGAGCCATCAACTGCTGCTGACCTCAACGAAACATCTCTTGAGAATGCCTTAATTGACATCTCAACATTCGTTGACGAGAAGAACATGATTATCGCTCTTCGCGGTATGAAGTTGATTGTTCCTCCACAGCTTCAGTTCATTGCTGATCGCCTTCTTGAGTCAACACTTCGTCCAGGCACAGCCGACAACGATGTGAACGCTCATAGAAACATGGGCATGCTCCCAGAGGGTTATGTCGTTAACCACTTCCTGACTGATACAGATGCTTTCTTTATCAAGACGGATGCACCTAACGGCTTCAAACACTTTGAGCGCACACCAATGTCAACTGGTATGGAAGCTGACTTCGATACTGGTAACATGCGGTTTAAAGCCCGTGAGCGTTACAGCTTTGGATTTAGTGATCCAAGAGCAGTATTTGGCTCACCAGGAGCATAAATAGAACAATTGTTCTTATTAGAAAGAGCGGCTTCACAGCCGCTCTTTTTTGTTGTATAGTTTTTTATTCCTGACAGCCCATTGGGGGCTGACACTAGCCACGACAGGAGATTGACATGGCTACTACTACTTTTTCCGGGGCCGTTCGGTCTAAAAACGGATTTCAAGTAATTAATGAAGATGGCACTACTGGTGCAATTACTCAGACAGGCTTTTCTGTAAATGCAACAGGTCAGCTTATTTCTATGGGTACTCGCAAGATTCAAACATTTGCAGTGAGTTTGGCTGATACAAATGCAGCAGGAACTACCTATGCAAATGGCGATGTTCTTGTGGAATTAGGTGCGTTGAACGCAGACCATCCAGATGCTCTAGTGACAGCTAGTAAGTTTTTCATTCACAAAGTCGTGCTTGGGATTACAACAGCCGCTGCTAGTGATGCAAATTCTTTAGCCAATTTACAGCTTAGTGCAACTTCTGGCACTGCAACAAACACAGCGGTATCATCTGGAACAGAAATTGTTGGTGCGGGGGTTACTTCGTTTAATCCACGCATTTCAGCTACAGACTCTGTAACTGAAATTGACATTGATCTTGATGCTACTGCTGGCACTTTTCATGTGTTTGAACCAAATATTAGTGCAGCGATTGCAAGTAATAATTTGTACATGTGTGCAGGAGACGCTTGTGACACGGCTTTGACAGCTTTCCGTGCCACCCTTGAAATAGAATACTCTGTTTACTAAAGGGAGATTAACATGGCGGATGCTGTAACATCACAGACGCTTGTTGATGGTGAAAAAACTGCTGTATTAAAGTTCACCAATATTTCTGATGGTTCTGGTGAAAGTGCTGTTAAAAAAGTAGATGTTTCTGCTTTAGTTAATAACGCTATAGGTCAAGCCTGCGCCAGAGCTACTATAGAAAAAATTTGGTGGCAGTGTAATGGCATGAAGGTCAAAATACTATTTGACGCTTCAACAGATGATTTTTGTATTGAATTAGGCGAAAATCAAAGTGGTCATCACGATTATACCAGTTTTGGTGGTTTGACGAATCCAGCAAGTTCTGGTGTTACAGGTGACATAATGTTCACAACTGTAGGTCATTCTTCTGCTGATACATATACCATCATTATGCAAGTAAGGAAGAGCTATTAAAATGGCTCGTAAGAGGGATAAACAACCTCCTAAAACTAAAAAATATTTCCGCTCCACCAAAAGTGGGGCGGGAATGACAAAAGCTGGTGTCGCTCGATACAAGCGTGACAATCCTGGCAGTAAGTTAAAAACCGCTGTTACAGGCAAGGTTAAAAAAGGTAGCAAGGATGCTAAACGGCGTAAGTCATTTTGCGCTAGATCTGCTGGGCAGATGAAAAAGTTTCCCAAGGCTGCCAAAAATCCTAATAGTCGTCTAAGACAGGCTAGGAGAAGGTGGAAATGTTAAATGCCCAGTTTATTGCAGGAACTGTATTTGTGGCCTTTGTAGGAGCTTGTGTGGCTGGTTTAACATGGATTTCGTCAACTCTTATTGAAGTTGACAAGAATGTAGCGGTTATGGCTATGAAAATTGATACTAACAACGAAAAAATAGATCAGCTCCATGACATGATCAGACCAATGTGGGAGGAGTTTACAGGGAGAACTTACGATGGCAATCTCGCGCAGTTCAATTCCGAAACAAATTTCAAATCCACCATCAAAGCGGAGTTCTAAAATGCCAAAAGATGCTTGTTATAGAAAGGTAAAAGCTCGTTATAGAGTTTTCCCAAGTGCATATGCAAGTGGGGCAATTGCTAAATGTAGAAAGGTTGGCGCAGCTAATTACGGCAATAGCAGTAAGAAGAAAGCCAAAAAGAAGGCTACTGGTGGTGTTGTAACAATGAATAATGGAGGGGCAGTTACAAGGGCAAAACGTCCATCTAGCAATCCAAAAGTTGCTAGAGGATGCGGTGTTGTCATGAGTAACAAAAGAAAAGCTACTCAATATTCATAGAGGTTTAGATGGAACCAATATCAACGGCGTTAGCTGGCATAGCCTTATTTAAATCTGCTGTTGATGGTATTAAAGGTGCTATTAGCACAGCTAACGATGTAGGTGACATTGCTGGGTACATAGACAATCTTTTTGAAGGTGAAAGCCAAGTACAGAAAAGACGCAATAAAAAGTCTGGCGTAGGTGTAGGAGATCAGTTTGGTATAAAGTCAGTAGCGCAGGAGGTTATAGATGCGAAGCTGGCGAAAGAACAAATGCAGGAAATAGCCTCCATGGTTGACATGCGGTTTGGGCATGGAACGTGGTCTGGCATTGTGGCTGAAAGAGCGAGACGAATACAAGAAGCGAAGGAAGCTGCAGCAGCGGCTAGAAGAGAAGCTGCTAAACGTCATAAAGAACTGCAAGAGAATATAAAACTTGCATTTATGATAGGTGGAGTAATTATAGTTACTATGGGGCTATTTTTTGTGATGATGGTTACTATAGCTAGAGGGGCTGATTACTAGATGGCAGTCAGGAAAACGAAAAGTGGGTTGGCGCTCAAGAGGTGGTTTAAAGAAGACTGGAAAGACCAGCGCACGGGGAAAGCATGTGGGCGTAGGAAGGGTGAAAAACGGGGTACTCCATATTGCCGCCCCACCAAAAGGATTTCTTCTAAGACCCCTAAAACAGCCAGCGAAATGACAGCTTCCGAAAAGCGAAGTCGTATCGCTCAAAAGAAGAGGATTGGACAACCAGCAGGTAAGCCAAGAAGGGTGAAGTCATTAAAGAGAAAGAAGAAATAAAAGACATTATTGAAAATTGGATAATGACAGATTTAAGTGTAGTAGATCCTGATCTTGGTTTTGCACCCTGTCCTTATGCAAAAAAAGCATTTTTAGATAAAAAACTACTGGTTATTGAATGTCTTGATAGAGAGGATTTGTGGAAAACCATATCAGTTCGATGCAAAAACTTTAGCGACAAACACTCTGTTGTAATTTGTTTTGAAGAGGATCCATCACAGACATACGAAGAAGTAGAAGCGGCCTGTATTGCAATGAATGAGTGGTTCGCGTTAAACAAAATGGACGTTTGGTTACTTGCTTTTCAAACAAATTTTACGATGGTATTTATACAGAAATTGTCAGAACTAGATGATGCTAGTCAAAAGCTTGAAAAAATGGGATACTATAAAAATTACGATCCAGATGACTATGTGCGTTTAATTTTAAACAGGCGAATGAGGTTACAAAATGGCTGATACAAAAAAACAAATGGCTGCACTCAAAGAGTTAGCAGAAAAAATGGGTTTTGGTTTAACTAAAAAAGTCACACCTAAAAAAATGATGGGCGGCGGCGCTACAAAAGCTCCAAAGCGTATGCGTGGTGGAGGGTCAACCGTTCCTAAAAAAATGAAGGGTGGTGGTGCCACTAAAGCCCCTAAACGCATGCGTGGTGGCGGCTCAACAATCCCGAAAAAAATGAAGGGTGGCGGAGCTACTAAAGCTGTATCTCCTCGTAAAGCTATGGCTATGGGTATGATGCTTGGCGGTAAGGTTAAAAAGTAATGGCTGTATCAGCGTCCACTGATTTTGAGCTTGATGTAAGTGATTACATTGAAGAAGCTTTTGAGCGTTGTGGTTTAGAAGTCCGCACTGGCTATGACTTAAAAACTGCAAAAAGATCACTTAATCTTATGTTTGCTGATTGGGCGAACAGAGGCTTAAATCAGTGGACTATTACTCAAAGGACTCAAGCTTTAACTCAAGGAACGTCTAGCTATACACTCGGCGCAGATGTTATTGACGTTCTTTCAATGGTTATACAAAGAAGCGGTTCTGATCTTGCAATGAGCAAGGTAAGTAGAGACACATATTTAAATATCCCTACTAAAACCACACAGTCTAGGCCAACGCAGTTTTTTGTTGATAGGCAAGTTACTCCTGTAATAAAAATTTGGCCTACGCCAGAAAACAGCACTGATGTGCTTTATTATGATGCTTTAACTAGAATAGACGATGCAGATACTTTTACGAACACATTAGATGTTCCTTTTCGTTTCTATCCTTGTTTAGCGGCTGGATTGGCCTACTACATATCCATTAAAAAAGCTCCAGATCGAGTCACTATGCTAAAAGCCATGTATGATGAAGAGTTTTTTAGAGCGCAATCAGAGGATCGTGATAGAGCTTCATTTAGTGTGAGTCCTAATCTTCAATTTTATAGAGTTAGATAATGGGCAAATTTGCTGTTGGAAAAAACGCTTATGGAATATCTGACAGGTCTGGTTTCAGATACAGATTGCGCGACATGCGTAAGGAATGGAATGGATTGCTTGTTGGCAAAGATGAATATGAGCCTAAACATCCACAGCTAGAAGTAAGGCGCAAAACTGTTGACGCACAAGCTTTAAGAGATCCAAGGCCAGACAGGTCAGAGCTTGTTGATACTACAATTAGTTTTCCTATTTTTAATTTAGATACTTTATTGTTTGAGGCACAAGTCCCGCAAGCTCAAGGTCAAGTAGGCACAGTTACTTTTGGTGGCAATGTATTCACGCCAACAAGTGCAACAGTGTCAGGAGTCACTGGAACCATGACTTTGGGTAATGTGACTGCCTCTGGCACTGGAGCAACTATAGCGGCAACGTATGTCGTAACAGTTTACAATCCTGGATCTGGCAATAAATATTATATTGATGGGGTGCAACAAACTACTGTCACTTTGACAGAAGGCAGCACATACAGGTTTGATCAGTCAGATAGTAGCAATTCAGGGCATCCTTTAAGATTTTCAACAACTTCCAACGGCACTCATAGCGGTGGTTCTGAGTATACCACAGGAGTTAGCACTAGCGGCACTCCAGGGTCATCTGGAGCTTATACACAGATAACAGTAGCCAGTGGCGCTCCTACATTGTACTACTATTGTACAAATCACAGTGGCATGGGCGGACAGGCGAATACACCATGAGCTATACATACACCACACTAAAAACTTCTATAAAAGACTATACAGATAATTCTGAAACAGTTTTTGTTTCTCATCTTCCAGATTTTATTAAAAGTGCGGAAGAGCGTATTTTAAAAGAAGTGGATTTAGACTTTTTTCGTAAAAATGTATCTGGAGCGATGACTTCAGGAAATAAGTTCTTGGCAGTTCCTACTGACTATTTAGCTTCTTTTAGTTTAAGCATTACCAATTCTAGTTTGACAGAGTTTCTTTTGCAAAAAGACGTTAATTTTATTCAAGAATTTAATCCAAATCCAGCGACTACTGGAACTCCAAAGTATTACGCTCTGTATGATTATCAAAATTTTATTTTATCTCCTACGCCAAACGCCGCGTTTGATACAGAGCTTCATTATTATTACAGGCCAGTTAGTCTTACAGCGAATAAAGTTAATTTAACGGTTAACAACGTCACAGGCACTTTTCAAGCCAACGAAACAATCACTGGCGGTACTAGCGGAGAAAGCACCACTATTAATACAATTACATCTGCCACCGTTTTTGTAATAACTGTTCCTACAGGAGAATTTACCGTTGGTGAGACAATAACAGGAGGCACAAGCGGAGCCACTGGAATTGTAGTATCAACGTCTGCTGACATAACTACAACTTGGATTAGTGAAAATGCTAAAAACACTTTGTTATATGCTTGTTTAATTGAAGCTTACACCTTCATGAAAGGTGAAACGGACATGCTGCAACTTTACATTGCGAGGTATTCAGAGTCTGTGCAAAGATTGCAGAATTATGCAAAAGGAGTTGAAAACTCAGATGCTTATCGTGAGGGGTTAGTAAGGGCAACAAAAACATGAAAATAGCAATTATAGGCTTGGGAGGCAGTTACGCTGATTATATTCGTGCAAGAATTGCTTCTGAAAAGTTTGATGAAGTTTGGGGTATAAATTGTATAGGTGACATTATACACGTTGATAAGACGTTTATGATGGATCCCGTGTCTCGATTCTTGGACACAGAGAATGCAGGCTTACAAACTGGTGTAGCTAGAAATTTTTTAAAAAATAACAAAAAACCAATATTTACTTGCGAGTTAGATAAACGAGTATCTCATTTAGAACTTTATCCGCTTGAGGAAGTAACTAAAGAAATAGGTTTTGCATATTTTAACAACACTGTTGCTTACGCTTTAGCGTATGCAATATACAAAAAAGTTGAAAAAATATGTTTATTTGGATTGGATTACTCTTACAAGAACGTAAATATAGCAGAAATGGGCAGAGCTTGTTGTGAGTTCTGGTGTGCTATTGCTATATCAAGAAACATTAAAATAGAAATTGCTCATAATTCTGGTCTTATGGATACAAATGTACCAGCTCACGAAAAATTGTACGGGTATCACAGATTAAAAGATCCTCTTGTACAAACAGTGCAAGATGGTCAGTTGCTAATTACCAGACAATCACAATACGAAGCTCCAGAACCTATGGACGATCAACCTTTAATATTTGGAAGACACGACAATGTTACTCCTTTAAAGGAGGTAAATAATGTTTGATTTAAACGTAGGAACTGTAGGAGCAGTTAACATTGTAACGTCTGAGAATGGCGGACTGTCTAACGATCAGATAGCAGATATGCTGGCTAGTAAACTGATTTACATATCAGATGAGGCACCAGAG